CCTCGGGTTTCGCAATTTCACGCTGTACGGCTATGACTCTTGCAACCGCGCAGACGGCCTTAAGCGATTCACGGGCGAGACAACTGGCCCATCGGTAGATATTTGGGTAGGCGGCCCAACGGGTAAAAAGTTTAACTGCAACATGGCAATGGCCCAGCAGGCCAACGAATTTCAGAAGATTTTTGAGGTCATGCCCGATGTAACGCTTGACGTTAAGGGGCCGGGGCTGATTGCAGAGATCATGCGCGTAAGGGCTGAACGCGCCGAGGCGGCGTAATGGCTATCCCGTCCCGAGTCTTGGGTAGCGGCATCAGCCAATTATCCACGGTGTCCATTTGCGGCGACGGCAATGCATCGGTAACCGCAGCGGGTACGTCAGCGGGTGACGCAACGCAACTGACTTACGTTTACAACAACGTCACAACGGTAGGGTCAGGCGCAGGGGTTAAATTACCGCAGGCCGAAATGGGCGCAACCATTATCGTGCGTAACGGCGGGGCAAACTCTTTAACGGTATACCCGTACAGCGCGTCTAATACCATTAACAACGCGGGATTTGGCACGATTAACACAGAATGCTCGGCTATGTTTTATGCCGTTAGCAATACGCTGTGGGAGGAATTGCAAGGCTTTGGCCGTTCGGTGCCGATTTTGCATTACGGGTCGTTTTCAGACACTACTTTACAGGCGGCGGCCTCTATCAATACCGCCTATGCCATGACGTTTAACACGACCGATAGCAGCAACGGCGTGTCTATTGGGTCACCGACCTCGCGCCTTGTTGTGGACAACCAAGGCGTCTACAACGTTCAGTTTTCGGCGCAGTTAGACCAAACGTCAGGAGCCACCGCGAATGTTTACATTTGGCTGCGTAAAAACGGCACTAATGTGCCAAATTCAGCCAGCACGGTTGCGTTGCAAGGCTCGGCTGCTCGGTTGGTTGCCGCGTGGAATTTCATTATCCAATTAGAGCCAACCAATTACGTTGAGTTGATGTGGGCAACCGATACCACAAACGCTAGAATCCTCGCAGCCAGCGCCACAAGCGTATGGCCCGCGATCCCGTCAGTAATTTGCACCGTAACACAGGTCAACAACCTGTAAGCCCCAATCCCCACAGGAGAAAGGAAATGCTGGACAGCGACATCAACAACGCCGACGCCCAACTGCACGTTGAGTTTTACACCCGCGAGGACGGCCCGAAAAAGGGCAAGTCTTATGTGCGGATTATGGCTCCGGGAGACAAGACCAACATCATCGACCAGCCGGTGCGCGATGATCATAAGCAGCGTTTCCCTCGGCAATGGCTGTATTACCAGATGCAGCAGAGCGAAAGCGCCGCCGAACAGATCGGCACGCCGCTCACGCAATGGCATCGGGATTTTCCCGAAGATGTCAGCAAGGACATGATCGCGGAACTCAACATCCTCAAGTTTGTGACCGTGGAACAGTTGGCGTTGGCTTCTGACGGTCAACTGCAACGGATCGGTATGGGTGCCGTGGGGATGCGCGAAAAGGCGCGGATGTACCTTAACCGCAAGAACCGCAGCGAAAGCAACGAAGAACTGGCTGACACCAAACGCCAGTTGGCCGAACTTCAGGCGCAGATGGCTGCCATGATGGACAAGCCGAAGCGCGGTCGTCCCGCAAAAGTAGTGGAGACATAATATGGGCAGCACGATGGTTCAGTTGATTACGGAATGCACGCAAGAGTTAGGCATTCCGACCCCGACGACGGTGGCGGGGAATAACAGTCAAGACATCGTGCAGTTATTGGCGTTGATGAACGCCTGTGGCTATGAGTTGCTGCGCCGCGCCGACTGGCGTGAATTGACGAAGCAACATACGTTCTACACCGAGGCAACGACGACCACGGGGACGTGGACGACCAGTAGTTACACGATTACGGGCATCCCCTCTACCGCAGGGTTATCGACCTCGTATCAGGTGCAGGGCGTCGGCATCCCGAACGCCACCTACATCACCTCGGTAGACTCCGCAACGTCGGTGACGCTGAACTACGCGCCAACCGAGGCGCAAACCGGCGGTCAGTTGATCTTCCAGAAGGTCAAATACGACCTGCCCGCTGACTACAACAGCACGGTCAATCGCACCCATTGGGATAAGAGCAAGCGTTGGGAAATGCTTGGCCCAGAATCGCCGCAGCAATGGGAATGGTTGCTCTCGGGTTACATCAGCACCGGCCCGCGTATCCGCTGGCGGCTGCTCGGCAAATACTTTCAGATTTGGCCGGGGATGAACGCAGGCGAACTGCTTGGGTTTGAGTACCGCAGCCGATCTTGGGCCGAAAGCGCGGCAGGCGCACCCAAGAGTTCATTTACTGCTGACGATGACACTTGCATCTACCCAGATCGCTTGATGGTGCTGGGTACAAAACTCAAGTATTTTGAGGCAAAGGGGTTTGACACGACCGCCCTTTATCGTGATTACCTGATGGAGTTTGAGACAGCGGTGGCGCAGGACACGGCATCGGCAAACCTCTCGTTTGCGCCGCGCCCCGGCACCGTTCTCATCGGTTACGACAACATCCCTGACAGCGGTTACGGAACGGATAGCCAATAATGGCCTCGCCCGTTCGCAGACGGCTAATCCAAAGGACGAGCAACAACGTCGCCTCGTTGCCCGCGCCCGTGGGTGGGTGGAACGCCCGCGACTCGCTCGCCAACATGGCCCCAACCGATGCGGTAACGCTAGATAACCTGTTCCCGGGTGTATCAAGCGTTGGCCTCCGTGGGGGTTACCAAAACCATGTCACGGGCATCACGGGTCAGGTTGAAACCCTGATGACCTACAACGGCGGCAGCACGGACAAGATGTTCGGCATTGCAGGCGGCAACATCTATGACGTTACGACCGCAGGGGTTGTGGGCGCGGCGGTAGTGTCTGGCCTGACCAACAGCCGCTGGGAATACGTCAACATCACGACCTCGGGCGGCAGTTACCTGTACGCCGCGAACGGCGTAGACGCGCCACGGCTCTATGACGGGTCATCGTGGACGGCGATCACAGGCGTATCTACCCCTGCGATCACAGGCGTCACGACAACAAGTTTGGTCGTGCCGACGCTGTTCAAAAACCGACTGTGGTTTATCCAAAAGGACACGCTAAAGGCGTGGTATCTGCCCACGGCATCGGTCGGCGGTGCGGCAAACGTCCTAGACCTCTCGTCGGTGGCGCGTAATGGCGGCACGTTGATTGCGATGGCAACGTGGACGATTGACGCAGGTTATGGCGTTGACGATAACCTCGTTTTTGTCACGGATCAGGGCGAAATCATCGTTTACCGTGGCACCGACCCCTCCAGCGCCTCCACATGGGCGTTGATTGGCGTGTGGCAGGTCGGTGCGCCCATTTCGCGCCGTTGCGTAGCGAAATATGGCGGCGATTTGCTTGTCATTACGCTAGACGGGCTGATCCCGCTTGCCTCTGCGCTGCAATCCTCGCGCCTTGACCCGCAGGTAGCCTTGTCAGACAAGATACAGGGTGCTTTTGCAGCGGCAACGCGCCAATACAAGGGCAATTTTGGCTGGGGTTTGCTCTATAACCCGCTCAACAACGCCCTCATCGTCAATATTCCCGTTAGCACGGGCGCACAACAGCAGTTTGTGATGAACAACATCACGAAAGCGTGGAGCCGCTTTACAGGCTGGTACGCAAACTGTTGGGCGCTGCTAGACGACACCCCGTATTTTGGCACTAATGGCGTTGTGGCAAAGGCGTGGACGACGGATTACGCCGACAATGACACGGCGATCCCAACGCGGGCGCTGCAAGCGTTTAACTACTTTGAGACACGCGGTGTCATCAAGTATTTCACCCGTGGGCGTCCGACGATTTACAGCAACGGCGTTCCCGCCATCAGCATTGGCGTCAACGTAGACTTTCAGACCGCCGACATTGTAGGCGCGTTGTCATTTTCGCCCACGGCTTATGGGCTGTGGGATGTGGGCCTGTGGAGCCAAGCGCTTTGGGGGTCGGATACGGTCGTGTCCAACAACTTTGTGGGTCTGCAAGGCATCGGGTATTGCGCTGCCGTTAACTTCAACAGCAGCAGCAAGAACCTGACGTTGGAGTGGGCCTCTACTGACATCGTGTACCAACTCGGATGGGCTGGCGCATCGTAAGCGGCCCCCATGTTGGGGCATGGGTCACGGCGCAGACAGAGGGTGCGTTCGACCCTAACCGCTCAACCGCCATCGGCCTTGAGCGTGACGGCAAGATCGTCGCAGGGACGGTCTACGAGAACTGGAACGGGCGATCCGTCGTTTGCCACATAGCGTGGGAACGGGTTACCCCAGCGTATATGGCGGCGGTGTACGACTATGCGTACAACGTCGCAAATGTTGATAAGATTATAGGGCCAATCAGCAGCAACCATACCCGGGCGCTCGCATTGGTCAGCAAGATGGGGTTTTCGGAAGAAGCGCGGATTAAAGGTGCCGCGCACGACTCTGGAGACATTGTTTTGATGACGCAGACACCCGATAAGTGTCGATACTTGGAGCCTCGGTATGGGCAAAAGATCGCCAGCGCCACCGCCAGCGCCTGATTACGCCACGTTAGCCATTAAGCAGGGAGAGGCTAATCTTGCCGCTGCAAAGCAGTCGGCGTACATGAGCAATCCCAACATTTACAGTCCTACGGGAACGCAGACTGTAACGTGGGAAAAGAAGCGCACAACGGACACCGACGCCTACAACAAGGCGATGGCCGAGTATCAAAAGCGGCTCTTTGAAAACCCTGATTTGGCGGGCGAACCGCCAACGCCAGAGCAATTTGGCACCGAGATTGAACAGCCG